AACTTATTCATTTCAATAAAGAAAAGCCAGAAAATCATAATATTTATAAACCCAATTTCAAGGATAAATATGTAAAGTATTGTGAAAATAATATCTGGAAAATAGGCGATCTAATGAAAATAGTAACCGAACTTTATTTGAGTAAAATGGACATTGCAGAAGAAAAGTTTGAAGAACTCAAACAGTTCTTAGAAGACTCTAAGAAAGATAGATTCCAAGAACTATTAGATAATCGAGAGGAACCTGAAATAATGGGTGAAATATTAAAAAGGATAATAGAAATATTATATAATGAAAGAAGTATGATTAATGATAAAGTGAAATAATATTAATATTATCCCGACGTTAAATTGTCAACCATTTTATAATATATGTTTTAGATCTTCACGAAATTTAGTAAGTTCATTACTCGTTTTCAGTGATATTCTTGTATTTTCTAGGATTAAATTTTCTAAATTATCTTGTCTGTATTCTGAAAGATAATTGATTCCAGTATCAATACTATTTAACAAATCATTTAACAAATATAATATTTTATAAAAGCATTGTAAATCTGTTTTGTGGTGTGTTGAATAAATAACATTTTAATCTAGTTATTAATTGATTTTTAAACTAAATAATTCAATTTCTTTGTTTATTTGTGTAATGTTCATTTATTCAAATAATGAATAGTTTTAAATTCTATCATATTCTCGTGCAGATTAATAACTTAATAATTATTTATCTATTTGTATTATTACCAATTATGACATCTCATAAACTAATAGGTGCAATAAATAAAAGAACAAATGAATATACTCGACCAAAAGATGGAAATAAAAATGACATATTTGAGTGTTTTGAATGTAAAAATCCAGTTATTTTTAGATCTGGTAAAATAAACCAGCCTCATTTTGCACATAATAAAAAATATAGTGAAGGATGTAATTGTTATAATAACCCATCCGATGAGCAAATACATAAAAATGCTATATTATCATTGAAATATTTACTTGAAAGTAATATACAAATTTCTATCTACAGAAAATGTATCAATTGTGAAAATCTAACATATTTTGATATACCAATTATTTCCCACGAATCATCTATAGTTGATGAATACAGATTTGAATATAATGGTAATATAAAAATAGCAGATGTCGCATATTTAACAAACAAAGATATAAGTTATATATTTGAAATATACAATACTCATAAAACAAATGAAAAAGATAGACCAGAGCCCTGGTTTGAAATTGATGCATCTAAACTTATAGATGTATTTAATGGTTTGGAATCACCATATACATCTATAACCTTAGAATGTATTAAAAATTATAAATGCGATTTATGTTTTTCTATAGATTGTAGTGACAATAAAATAGTTACAATTCAAGATAATGAACCTGGTATTATATATTTTAATCAGCGTGGTGCGGGTTGTGGTAAAACATATGAAAGTATTCAAAATATACTAAATCCAATATTCAGTGACAAGACTATTTTCATATATCTTACAAAAATGCATACAGCAAAAGATGTAATTTATGATGAACTTATACAACAAGAAAAAAGTGGAAGATTAAGTAGGTTGTCAATAAATAAAGGAGAACATATTTGTGGAAAACAATATACAATAACTTTTATAAATAATGAATCAAAAAATAAAATCACAGTAATTATTGGTACAATTGATTCATTTAATTATGCAGTTGTGGATAAACAAAATATTAAACCACATATCGATTATTTTAAAGGAATTGTACAGTCAATAATAAATGGATATATTTCAACACATTGTGGTCAAATTAAATATGCACGAGGTAATCCAACATTAAATAAAAAATGTTTAATTACTATTGATGAATTTCAGGATATAAGTGAGCAACATATTAATGCATTCGAAAAATTGTTAATAGAAACAAACATAGATGTTTATTGTATCGGTGACGAATTACAAAGTTTGTGGGGTAAAGACAATGCTCATACACACATTAAAAATAGAATTAAAAATGGTATTGAAAATAGAAATATCATATCTAGTGAAGGTATAAATATTGTGATGCGTTTTCATAACCATCACTTTATTGATTTAGTAAATAGTATAATTCCCTATGATAAATACAACTTACCGAAAATTACAGGTATTTGTAATGGAGAAAAATGTAAATATAAACGTTCTCATAACGATATTGAAAAACCATATGTGATATTTCAAAGTCCAACCGTATATTCAAATGATCACGATTATAAAAAAATTGACGATTATATTGACAAAATTATTGAATTTGTCGATTTCGAAGTAAATAGTAAAAATTATCTACCCAATAACTTTATGTTTATTTTTCCAATATTAACAAAAAACCCGGTTGCTGAGTTATTATTATCAAGATTACAGTTATATTGGATTGATAAATTTAATGACATCGAATATATTAATAACATTCTTAATTCAGAATCTAATAATTATTGGAAAGATAAAATAGGAAATGATAAAACAAATCAATTTGTTTATCTACATAAATCGGATGAGGGTAAATCTATAAATTTAAAGGAATCTGAACACGCTTCGAAAATATTATCAATACATGCATCAAAGGGTAATGGATGTGAAGTAGTATTTGTATTAGGTGTTACAGAAAGAAGTTTGAATATATTTAGTAAACAAACAGACAGTCTTGTATTTGACTCTCTATTACACGTAGCTATTACAAGACAAAAAGAAAGGTTGTATGTTGGTATAGAATGCAATGGAGATGAAATTCACAAAAGATTTACGAATTTTGATATTATTTTTAACGATAATATTCCTCCAAATTTAGATTGCATTAGAAAATATACAAAACTTTCATATATTTGTGATTACGTAAAAGAAGATAATGATGAATTTAAAATATTGGATGAACATATTATAACTCCAAATAGATGTATCGAAAAATTACCCATCATAGATACTGATAAAAATATAATAGATTTTGGTCATCATATAACAAGATATAGTTGTATGTTTATCAATCTAATACATCTCATCATAAGTAGTGAAAATATGGATAATGAAAGTAAAAATTGTTCTTCTCAATATAAAAAACAGTTATTTTTAATATCAAAATGTTCATTGGTTACGTGTGATTATTTTAAATATAATTTTTTAATGAGAAATGAAATTGATGATAGTATCAAAGAACATAATGAAATATGTATCATACCAATATTATCATTTAGTATTAGTGAAAATACTAAATATTATCAATATACCCATATTATTAAGAAGCTTATTAATCACATTCAAATTAAAATATGTAATTGTTTTAAAGAAAATAAATTTCCAATTTTATGTCCACTTGAATGTGTAATATTATTGTTTTTAATAAAAATGTTTAAGTGTGGGACATATTCGGATATGTCCATTATGGATGTATATTCTATTATAGAAAGTTATGAATCTTGTTGTATTTTTATAAATGAGGAACACACAGAATATAATAATTGTATTTGCAGTGAATGTTTTATTAATTCACTACATTTATCTCCTAACAAAGAAATGCAAGAATGTATAGTTAATCATTATGATAAAATTGAACAAATCAGAATTATATTTAATAATTATAATAAATATATAACTGACCAGTTACAAATCAAACAAAAAATTACATATAATATACATCACAAAGTTTGGTTTGGTAAAAAAAATGAAAATTTTTCTTTATGTAATGAATATCCTATTATAGGATATTCCGATAAAGATGTAGTATTCTTCATAATAAAACCTCAATTTACTGCGTTAAATTTTAATAATATAATGGTTGATTTAATTCTTTATATTTTTACAATTCTAAATGTTAATAAAGATGAAAATAATTCCCGAATTACAAATTTTGATAGATATACTGGTAAAATTATTCACGCTTGTATTATAACATTAGATTCAGATAAACCAATATTTTATACGATAAATATCGACAAATGCAATATAAAAATTACAAATATAATTAATAAATATTTGTATAATAAATATTCAACTCATCACGAATTAATATATAAATTTTATGAATATTATAAAGCTAATAAACCGAATAAAAAACAAAGCTCATTTCAATACATTGAAGAACTCTTTAAAGTAAAAGAATATAGTAATTTACCCAAATATATAAAAGATTTTTTCAGTTTTATAAAAATGAAACTTGATGATTGTGGATCAAATAAGATTATGAAAACTGATATTATATCGATGATTAACAATAAATACAATTTTATTCAAAAACTTAATGAATTACTTCAACAAGAAATTGTTGCATTTTTAAATATGGAAATAGATGGTGGTGAAGATTGTGATTATTAAACATATTGTATTGAATAATCTTCAAATTCGAATAATTTGAATTTTATTACTATGTAATAATTTACAAAAGTCAATAATGAACTAATTAATAATATTAACCATTAGTAATATTTAAAAAAAATATTTTCATCGTAGTATTGTTCTTCATTAAAATATGTTTTATTAACACCTAAATCGTTGAATATATCTGGAATAAAAATCGTAAACCCATTATTTTCAAATATAAATTTATATTAAATATAATAATTTCATTTCTCTAATTTCTAATTTTCTTCTTTTAGAATCAAACTCTTCTAATATATCCATTTCATTTTCTTTGTTCTGAACTTCATTCATCAATTTATCAAAATCTTCAAAATTATGTGGAATTGAATTATACTTATCTTCTATTTTTTTATAAGCTTCTTTTAATTTTTTATAAAATTTATTATGTAAATAATATGCATTTTGTAATAAAAACCTATACCCAAAATAACCTTTACGCGTATCTAATAACAATTCGTTAATAAATTTATTGTCGATAGTATAACCAACATTTTCACTCATATCATATGGACCATTATAGTTATAAATATCCTTTGTGTAAACGAGTAATTCATCTGATTTTTTATCAAAAATAGATGAATTGATATTATTTATTCTAATCCAATATTCTAATACTAATTTTTTACTATTGCCATTTTTCCCTGTCAAAACTTCTACAAAATTCAGCTTCTCTCCTCTAATAGGATTTACCATATCACTCTTAAAATCTACATTAATATGATGTTGTCGTATATCATAAAATGCAATCTTTTTTTCAATTCTAATAAGTTCATTTATATTGTTGGTTTTATTACATACAATAGGTACCATATCTAATGGTTTAATTGTTGAGGTTTCTTGACTATTTACTAGATACATAAACATATACGTAGATACATACAGACATACACATACATACACATACATACATAACTTTATATTTGAATGAGATTGCATTTCATAATTACATTCATCATTTTCTTCATTATCATCATTTTTTTTTATTTTTTCTTGGGATTTAGACACCATCAAATATGTTATACAACTAATCACATAGGTGTAACCTAATAACGCAAATAAACATATTAATATTATGGTATATTTAGAAATTGAGACGTCGTTTGTCATTTATTTACTTGATTATTCAACACTTTCTTTCTCGAAGATTTATACAAAAATATTATAATAATTATCACTTCATTTTTTTATTTTATAATATTTATAATTAACTAAATATTAAATCAATTATAATTGTGTTTTTGAAATAATTTATTATCATTTATGGTAATAAAATTATTATGGCAATGACAACAAAGTTTTCCCTTCTCATTGAATCTCATTTAGTTGATTAATCTTTTACAAAAGTATAATTCTTTTTTTATTAATACTTGTAAAATGGAATGTCAACACTATAAAAATTATTCCAAAGACACTTTTTTCATAATAAACCATCTGTTTAATCCACGAGTTTCCTTAAAAACAAATTCACAATTAAAAAAATTACAAATTTCCATCAACAAATCATCATTATAAACATAATGATGAAGACATCGATTATGAAAATTATCCAAACTTCTTTTTACAAATTGTTCGAAATTTCCTGCTGGCGGATCTAATGCTAAATCGTGGTTTCGTAAAATCTCAGGTAAAGTTGATAGGTCATCTTCTCCGACATCTCTATTATATTGTGTTAATAAAGTGGAGAATTGTGAATATTCTCTAGCGTGGTCAAAACACGCAGATTTTTCCGGGACAATAATAACAATATATCCATCATCTTTAATTATTCGTGTCCATTCTCTAACAGCTTTTAACGGATTTGCTATATGTTCTAATGAGTGGGACGAAAATAAAAAATCATAACTACTATCATCTACATTACAAATATTTACTGAATCATTTATAATAACTTTACCTCTTTTATTTGGATAATATAAATATTCACTTGAACTATTATGCCATATAGTATTTGACGAATAAATTACATTATCTATTGTTGAAGAATGATGATATATATGAGGGGCGGTTGTAGATGGTCCTCCAATTTCAACACCATTTTTATTTTCTGAAATTTCTATTAATATTTGTTCCAACATATATCGTGACAATAGTATGCATTTATATACTTTATAAAAGTGTATGTAAATAATAAAAACTTATTGAGAAAGATAGGAGAATAATTCAATATTAGTAACTAAATGTATTATCTCTTTTATTCAAATTTCTTAGATAGTTTTGAAAATGAAGACTATCTAAGAAAAATTAGTTGCATTGAAGATATTGAATTTAATATGTTTTATTCTTAGATTAACTCCTAAATGGTTTGTCTTTTTTTAATTGTTCTGCTTCTTTTCTTTATTGTTCCACTTCTCGAAGATTTTCGTTTATTTGTTATTTTGTTATAAATATTACTTGTGGAAGCTCTTCTTTTAGAGCTTGATTTTGATTTTGAATGTGATTTTATTGGTTTATATTCTACAAGAGCACTGTCTTCCATTCGTGGATATGGAAGAACATAATTATCACCCAAAAAGTATTTATTCAAATCTATCGTTTTACTAATTATAACTTCATTTACCTTTTCATAATCATTTGTTGTTTGTATTACCGGATAAACATATTCATAATCCAGTGAACATATTTTTACAATGTTGCATAAATAATTAGCTACGCTTATACAATGCTCTGAACCAAAATAACTTAGTGTTAATTGATCATCAGATGAATACATTCTTAAAATAAAGTATATATCTAATGTTACACTTGTTTTAGCAATAATGACGATAAGAAACTTATGAAAGTCTTCGTGTGTAATTTCCAATTCATTTATTAGTCTAACGATTTCTTCTCGACGGTTTATTTTCATCGGATGTAAATGGAAACGTATATAATCTTCATCCTGTTCTAATTCAGATATTTCCATTAATATATTCTCTTTTTGTTCTGGTGTAGTCGCCTTTTTTAACGACTTAGTTAAAGCATCTATCTGTTTAATAATTTTACTATTATATCTGTAATGTTCATAGTCCAAATATTCCTTTGATAAATATAAGAAATTTATCATTTTATCAATCGTATGTGAAGATGATAATACATTATATTTTTCATCATATCTTTGTATCATATATTGAAATGATTTATTAGTAAAAATTCTTTTATAGATTCCAGGTAATTTGTTATATTGCTTCTGTACAGGATAGAAATTCATTATTAAATCTACAAGTTCATTGTTATTATTAAATATAATATCAGCCAATGATATATATTTATCGATAGTTAAAGAAGGATAATCACTCCAACTCAAATTTCCAACATAAAATATTTCATAAAGATTTGATATATTATTTTTATTGAATTTTATAGTATCAGTATTCGTATCATCTTTGGATACTTCAAAAATTTCAGCCATTTTTCTTGTAGCATAAACAATACCTATATCTAATAAAGATGGGGTAGGTTTTCTAGAACCTATTGGTCTATTACTATCTTTAAAGTAATATTGTTTTTCACGTATATCTGAATACTGCCATTTAATATTTTTATACGGACACAAATGATTGTAATTTTTATAAAAACACGACTCATACATATGAGACAAATCCATCATACTACTTCTGCCCAATGCACTTAATCGTGAACTCTCCTTAATTGTCTTCTTTTTTTTATGGTGAAGTTCTGAATATAGTTTTTGGTCAGCTAATATTTTAGCTTCTATATCTGGTCGCGTTTCATGTAAATATACACTATCTGTTATAAATTGTTCCAAATAAAAACTAGTTTTCACAAATTTTGCAAATTTATTTAATACATCTATAAAGTCAAGTTGAATATCATAACATTTATTATCAAAACAATAATTTTCATATATCGAATGTGTTTCACCAAACAATATAATATATCTATCATCGTGAATTTTTTTTGATTTTAAACAGGATATGTGACGCGGTCCATTAATTTTACTTATTTCGTGATGTTCTAATATTAATGGCATACAGTTATTATAATATATGTTTATAATTAATCCATAATTCAAAGAATATTGACTCTAAATTTCCATATTTGTTTATTTTTACAATTCAATAATCATATTCATCAATGAAAATATTCATTCTTTTGGTCTAAGATATAATGTAAAAAAAATAATTACATTAATATCGTCAAATACAATCTTCTAACTCATTAATATTTATTCCATTTCTAAATATTTTTATACTTGAATGGTGTAATACAACCTATAATAATTCAAATATGGATGGATTTATTGACAATAAATCCCAATTAATCTTATCTGGGTTTTCTTCTAACAAATGAATTGCATTCAGATTTCCTGACAATTCACACCAATCTATTTTATCTGGATTTTGTTCTAATAATTGTATAGCATTCGGATTTCCAGATAATATATTCCAATTGATCTTGTCTGGATTTTTTTTTAAAAGACCAATTGCATTTGGATTACTTGATAGAATATCCCAATCAATAATTTCTTGGTGTTTTTTCAAAAGACGAATTGCATTTGGATTACTTGATAGCCAACTCCAACTAATACTCTCTATATGTTTTTCTATTAAGTGAATTGCATTTGGATTACTTGACAATAAACCCCAAACAATACTATCTGAGTTTTCTTCTAACAAATGAATCGCATTCGGATTTGTTGACAACTCGCACCAATCTATTTTATCAGTATTTTGTTCTAAAAGATGAATCGCATTCGGATTTCCTGATAAATTACTCCAATTAATCTTTTCTAGATTTTGTTCTAATAAATGAATTGCATTCGGATTTCCTGATAAAATATTCCAATCAATTTTCTCAGGATTTTCTTCCAGATACTGAATAGCATTAGGGTTACGAGATATTCCACAACCAATTTTATCAACAGTTACGAATTCTTTCAACTTGAACATTCTGAACTAAATTGTAAACTAAAAAATAACAATGTTATATTTCATTTTATTTTACAATGTATTCAGAATTAACTAATATTTTATAATATTTTATAATCTTCAATCTCATCTAAGAAAATACTAATATTTTTAAGAAAAAATCCTAATTATTTTTTTACAAAATATACTTCTAAAAACTTCGATGACTTCTCCCTCTATTTTGGATGGTGTTTTTTTTGAAGACATATAAATTAAAATATAAATTATTACCATAATAGATAATATATATTTTGGTTTATAAATTCACTTGTTACGGTAAGTGCTATAATAGATATTAGGGTGTTTTGTGCGAAGACAACAATGTACCATAATATTTTGTTATGATACAGTATTGATTTTATGGACAACTATTACGTGTAGTCATTGTTCAAAAGTATACAAATCGACTAAAACGTATAATCAACATATAGATTTGAAAAGGTGTAAAGTAGAGATAGAATCCATTGTGGTAATTTCTTGTCAGTATTGTTCGAAAGAATTTACTAGAAATTTTAATAAAACAAAACACGAGATTAAATGTGATAAAAATCCGAAATGTATGATAGAGCAATTGAAAATGAAAATAAAATACGAGGGTGTCATCAATCCAACTTTAGTAAATAAAGGAACTATTAATAATCGCGAGGAGCCTGAAATTATGTGCGAAATCTTAAAAAAGATAATAGAAATATTATATAATGAAAAAATGTTATTATCGACCGATTAAAATAACTCACTTACTGTATAAATTTATGTGACAAATGACATTATCAACATCATTTTTCATTAAATGTGAATCATTCTTATATAATTTATTTTTTACAGAATACATATTGACAAACACCATTTTTGTTAATATATTATTATATATTAATTATGAAACGTTCTAGATGTCCAAATGGAACTCGTAAAAATAAATCAGGTGATTGTATTCAACGTGTATTAAATGATAAGAAAAATACTAGATGTGCAAATGGAACTCGTAAAAATAAATCAGGTGATTGTATTCAACGTGTATTAACTGATAAGAAAAATACTAGAAAGAAAAGAGTGTCTATTGATAGACAAACACCTCGTTCCATATACGCAAAGAAATATTTCGCAAATAATAAAGATGATATTCATTTATTGGATAAAATGAATAGGGGCGATACAAGTGTCCTTTTTCAGGTAAATTATAATGATGTAAATCAATTTTTTAATTACGAAAATCTACATAATAATCCTAAAATAGATTGTTTTTTCCAAACTATATTTTCATTGGGATTACAAGATGTAAAAATTTCAAAAAAACAGTCAATTGATATAAATAAATATGGAAATTATGGAGTTACGGCATCTGAAGTAAAATTATTTATTAAAAATGCATTTGATTTATCAGAGGATGAACGTATTACATATTTTACAACAAATGTGGGTAATTGTGTAAAATATAAGAAACGTAGTTCTGAATTTATATCAAATAAAATTCGTAATAAATTTGACAGTAAATTAAAAGATGGTTATGCAACCATTGTATTTGTTACTAGATTGGATAATAATGATAAAGAAACGAGTGGTCATTATATTGTAATATTTAAGTATAATGACCAAATATACTTTTTTGATCCTCAGAAAAAAATAAGGAAAAATGGAGATGTAATATTTACATCAACAAATATACGCGATGTATTAATTAGTAAAAACGGTGATATTGGTTATTTTACAATAGATAATTTACATAGTCCTAAACCATTAGTAAATACAACTTGTCCTGTACAATACAGAGGTTAATTGTAATTTACACATATAATTCAACCCTTTTATAGATTAATTTGTATTAAATATATTGATTTGTATTAAATATAATTATCCAATTCTCCAAAACTTATTCCCATATCCATAATATATCTTTCTATTCTTGAAGGATGTAATGCAACCTCTAATAATTCCCATTTGTATATGGAACATCGTTCTTTCAATACATTATAGTCTATTTCAAATATGGATGGATTTTTTGATATTAATTCCCAATTAATTCTCTCTGGATTTTGTTCAAACAAATGAATTGCATTTGGATTTCCTGATAATAAATCCCAATTAATCTTATCTAGATGTTGTTCTATCAAATGAATCGCATTCGGATTTTGTAATATACGTTTCCAATCTATTTTATCTGGGTTTTGTTCTAATAAACGAATCGCACCTGGATTTGCTGATAATAAATGCCAATTAATCTTATCTGGGTTTTGTTCTAATAAACGAATCGCATTCGGATTTGTTGATAAACTATCCCAATCTATTTTATCCAGATTGTGTTCCAACAAATGAATTGCATTCGGGTTTTGTGATAATAAACACCAATTAATCTTATCTGGGTTCTGTTCTAAAAGATGAATCGCAATCGGATTTCCTGATAATAAAACCCAACTAATTTTCTTTTGATTTTGTTCTAACAAATTAATTGCATTTGGGTTTTGTGATAATAAAACCCAACTAATTTTATCCGGATTCTGTTCTAATAAATGAATCGCACCGGGGTTTCTTGATAACAAACACCAATCTATTTTATCAAGATTTTCTCCTATCAAATGACCTGCATTCGGATTTAGTAATATCCATCTCCATTCAAGTTTATCAACTTGTACAAATTCTTTTAATTTTAAATGGGGGAACATTTTAGATTTTTCTTTAAAAAAGATGGTGTTACAACCCAATCATTTTATTTTTATTTTATTCTTACCACAATCTTAGTTACTTTTGAATTAAAACAATTTACAAAACTTTTTTACAAGTTTACAAGGTGTATGTAAATAGTTACTATTCAAAAATAGGTATAATTATGTCGGGTATAAGATCTATGATTATCATTGTTACTTCGGTACAAATATTATCCAAATATTCAGAAAATTGTAATAATATTTCAATAAGCATCCCCGTTTATATTACTCAATGATTAATGTAAAAATATATTGCATCCTTTGTGTTTTTGTGTTGGGTGTTTTTAATACAAAAATAACAAATAGTAATTTAAGATTTGTTATTTTTTATCAGATTGTTCTTCTACGCGATTTTGATTTCATAGACGACATTCTTTTCGTTTTATTGCTTGTTCTTCTACGTGAAATATTTGGTGATGATTTTACACGAATATGTAATAATGATGGTATTTTGGGTTCATCTATATCATAATATACATCTGGGGAATATAAAATAATTTTTGGATTATCAAATGATAATTGAGTGACGTCTGAATCAGGTTCTATAATTTCGAGTTGAATATTTTCAAATACCCATTCTAATTGAGAACATAATTCTTTATATACAACCATTCTTTTCTCGGGTAAATTTCTAAAAATAAATAGTTTAATTCTTGTAAAAAATTCTTGGACTGTCATATCTTTTGTTAATGTTAATCCTGTTTTTACTAAAAATGGATATTGTTCTGTATATGTTTTAAAAAAATCAAAGAATGATTCCATTCTACTATAAAAATAATCGGATTCCAAACTTTTTTTCTCTTCAAAATCTTCAATAGTTTGGTTTCGTTTTATTTTCATCTGTTGTATTTTATAAATACACTGAGCACTAAGAAAATCGACTATATTTAATGAAAGTAATTTTACATTATGTTCACGCTCTTCATCAAAAAAATAAGGTATAAATCCTTTTGAATTATACCACGATACTCCGTTTGATAAAATATATAAATATGTCATTGAAAACTCATAACCTTTACATATACTGATTAATCCACTTGCATCTATTAACCGTATTTTGGAAGCATTTATTTTTTTTCCAAATTTTTTAGAAATATCTAAAATAGAATTACCCGATAATAAGTTTTCACGTGCGTTAATAAAAAATATATAAATTATCGGTCTATCTGAAAAATTATTATAATCAATATGCAACAATAAATAGTTTAATCCTTTGTGTTTTTTCAATCCTATTTTAGGATGTTCTTTAGTATAACTTTCCGCATTTATGGATAATTCATACTTTTTATTATTTATTAAATTTCCGTGTATTTCATATTTGTCATCAGGAGTATTTTGCTGTAATTTAGTAACAACAGAAAAAATATATTGAATTCCTATATTTAATTGTTCTTTTAGTTCATTGCTGATATTCATTTGTGTTATGTCTTGTATATTTGATTCGAATAACGCCATATTATATTAAATACACACAATATACTATTTTTTATTTTATCAATAAAGATGGGTCATATATTTTTTAAAAAATACTTTTAAAAAATACTTTTAAAAAATCCAATGACTTCTCCCTGCTTTTGAAATTAAGCTTTTTTGTATCCTTGCATTTTAAACAATAAATTCTTATGAAATATGATAATGAAAATAAATATAAATATTCATATTTATGACCATAATTGAGCAAACTGATAAATATCAGTAAATTTGTATAGTTGAAAGTGTATATTATTTAATTACCATAATTCATAAGAATATGTATTAATTTCTTAATAAATAACTAAGAATAATAAAATAATTTATTAAATTATATTTTGAATTTTTAAAAAATTTTAAAAAATACTTTTAAAAAATCGAATGACTTCTCTCTGTCATTTCCGAAAAATTTTGGAATAATAAAAAATAAAAAATAAATATTTTTGCATCATATTTGTATTACAAAAATAAAATACTTGTAAATAGCTCTTATCATAATTCTACTCGATTATATTTTTTTGGTAAAAAAAATTTTGGAAATATAATAAAGACAGACTTATATGGTAATATAGTTATGGAAAATTCAATAACTTGTAAGACCTGTTCTAAGATATATAAATCCGCTGTAACATACAATAAACATATAACATTGAATAGGTGTAAAATTAATGATAATACACTTCATTGTAAACATTGTCATTCAACATTTAAAAATAAATATATTAGAAAGACTCACGAAACTAGATGTGTTGATATAATTGGTAAACTAGTTGATAAAAAAATTGCTGAAATGGGATTGGTGAAACCAGAAGGACAAATATTAGTTACTCAAAATGTAAACAATAACATTACAAACATTAACAATTCACAGAATATTATTATCAATAACTTTGGTAATGAGGATATTTCACATCTTTCCAAGAATCAAATCCTTAAAGCTTTGAGAATGAATAAAGGATGTCCTGTAGAATTAGTGAAACTTATTCATTTCAATAAAGAAAAGCCAGAAAATCATAATATTTATAAACCCAATTTCAAGGATAAATATGTAAAGTATTGTGAAAATAATATCTGGAAAATAGGCGATCTAATGAAAATAGTAACTGAACTTTATTTAAGTAAAATGGATATTGCAGAAGAAAAGTTTGAAGAACTCAAACAGTTCTTAGAAGACTCTAAGAAAGATAGATTCCAAGAACTATTAGATAATCGAGAGGAACCTGAAATTATGTGCGAAATCTTAAAAAGGATAATAGAAATATTATATAATGAACGAAGTGTAGTCACTGATAAAGTGAAATAGGATATAATTGATATTTCAATATTAGTCAAAATATCAATTAAGATAAGTTATATATCATTTCTTTATCCAAACTCGTTTTATTTTACGAAATTGTATAAACGATTTATTATTAATATAATTAATATGAATATTTTATCTAATAAAATAATCCTTTCATCAAGTTTGTTTTGTTCAGTTTATTTATTTTCATCATCGTTAAAAAAAATAATTGAAGCTCACCAAATGAATAACTTATTATCAAAAAATGAAATAGACCGAATGTTTGAACTAACAAATACTAATTATCATAATAATATAATTACTTTTAACGGGATTGTCTTAGTTATTTCAGGTTCTGTAATAACATTTATTTCAATGCAAAATATTCATAATATTATTTTTTAATCCTGTGAATAATATGTTATTCGTCTTCCTTTCTTTCTATAAAATAATTCACCAGAACCCAATATACCCATTTGAAATAGTCCTCCAATTTTTCATAACATTTACGTGTCATAGCCCAACCGAACCCGGAGTGCCAATAATTTAATTTATCATATGTATATGGATTATTTTTATTGTAATTATACCCAAAACTTTGATATACATCTGAAGTTGTTTTATCCATTTTCATATCAATACAATGACTAAAAAGTTGACTGACATCATTAGAATCATTTAATAATTTAAGGGTATCTGAAACCCAGGTATTACTTTCAAATTCAATATTACTATTAATCCAATCGAATGCTTTATAATTTGACGGAAGTAAATATTTAACACCCAAATTTATCATATTTTCCTTACACTATATAGGTGTTTGTGTACTAAGTTGTAAATGTTTTGGGTTATTATTATCTGTTATTAGAAATATTTGTCCTGGATAAATCATTTCTATAATATAAAGTTCAACATTTTCTTCCTCTTCTTCTATTCTTTTGATGAATTCAATAGCCAATTTATAACGTTTTTTATAAAGACAATGATTAGATAAGACAATTATTACATTTAATTTTTCCTCAATTGGTTCAGTGTTTTAACGCTAATTTAATATCATTTATTTTATATTCATATATTCCATCAATATCAAACATTATATATTATAAATCCTAAATGATTTAGGTAATCGAACGATTGCTTTAGCTGTTCTATCAATATTAAAAATATAAATAATAAATGTTGAATATCAACTTCAGTATATTTCTAAATATATTTATTGTATTTTAGATGAGTTATTGAAACCAAAATTTACGCAAATATAAAATTCTTACTATCAATATGGTAAGAACTATGATAAACTATGGTCATTTTTAATTAATGAAATATTAAATGATGTAAAATAAAAAATATATATTTTATCTATCTCTTCTTTGTTTATCCCAAAATCCAAATATCTTTCAATAACTAAATGATCACTTACCTTAATAATTAACTTTTAATGCTTACTAGACTAATTCAAAAATAGATGGATTTGATGACAAAAAGTCCCATTCTATTCTTTGTGGGTATTTTTCTAATAAATATTTATTATAATTTGGATTTTCTGATAATATACACCAATTAATTCTACCTGCATTTTGTTCTAACAAACGAATTGCATTTGGATTTCCTGATAATAAATCCCAATCTATTTTATCCAAGTTCTGTTCTAAAAGATGAATTGCATTAGGATTTCCCGATAAACGTGACCAATCTATTTTATCCAAGTTTCGTTGTATTAACGAAATGGCATTTATATTTTCTGATAAAATACTCCAATTAATTTTATTTAGGTTTTGTTCCAACAAATGAATTGCATTCGGATTTCCTGATAATAAAATCCAACTAATCTTATCTGAATTTCGTTCTAAAAGATGAATTGCATTCGGGTTTTTTGATAATGAATACCAGTTAATCTTATCTGGGTTCTGTTCTAAAAGATGAATCGCACCGGGATTTTCTGACAATAATCTCCAATTAATCTTATCGAGGTTTTGTTCTAATATATGAATTGCATTTGGGTTTTTTGATAGCATATACCAATTGATCTTATCTGGGTTTTGTTCCAACAAATGAATTGCATTCGGATTTCCTGACAAAAATCTCCAATTAATTTTATCCGGATTCTCTTCTAATAAAGATATTGCGTTCGGATTTTCCGATAAATATTTCCAATCAAGTTTATCAATGATTATATAATCCTTTAGTTTAAACATCCTTTTATCGTCACGAATAATATGTAATGTAAAAAATAATTATATCACAATTCATTTTATTTTGTAAATTATTTTTCATTTAATTGTTAAATATAATTTTCCAAATCTTCTATTTCTATCCCCATATCTAAATATCTTTCTATTCTTGAAGGATGGAATACCTTTCTTATCAACCCCTCCTTGTATATTGAACATCGGTCCTTCAATGCTTTATAGTCTAAATCAAATATGGATGGATTTTGCAATATATGTTTCCAATTAATCTTACCAAAGTTTCGTTCTAATATATGAATTGCATTTGGATTTAATGATAGTTCATTCCAATCGATTTTATCCAAGTTTCGTTCTAACAAATGAATTGCATTCGGGTTTTTTGACATCCATAACCATTCGATTTTATCTGGGTTTTTTTCTAACAAATGAATTGCATTTGGGTTTCCCGATAATACTCCCCAGTTAATCTTATCTGGGTTTTGTTCTAAAAGATGAATCGCACCAGGATTTGATGCTAATATAAACCAATTAATCTTATCTGGATTTCGTTCTAATAAATGAATTGCATTTGGGTTTTGTGATAATAAACACCAGTTAATCTTATCTGGGTTTTGTTCTAACAAATGAATTGCATTTGGATTTGCCGATAAACGAAGCCAAAATATTTTATCCAAGTTTCGTTCTAACAAATGAATCGCATTCGGATTTCCTGATAATACTCCCCACCAAACTTTATTTAAATTTCGTTCTATTATATGAATTGCATTTGGGTTTGATGATAAACGAAACCAATCAATCTTTTCTATGTTTCGTTCTAACAAATGAATCGCATTCGGATTTGCTGATAATAATCCCCATTGTAATTTATCATATTGTATAAAATATCTGAGTTTACGGGGGGCAAAATCCACAAAAGAAGTGTCAATATTCATCATTCTTAGATGTTGGTATATTAAAATTATAATGAGGGTAAATAATTCATTTTATTTTATTATATACAAAAAGCCATTTTATAATTATGAAATCTCGAACTATGATAATTTTACAGACA